TGTCATTACGGCAGCACTTGCAGGCGTTGCCACGATTGTTGCGGTAGTCATGGCTGCAACCACGGCTAGAGCGATTTTCTTAAATGAATTCATTCATTTCTCCTTGTTTATATTGTTTTGAATCTATCCGTAAAATCATCATTAGGTTGATTTTGAATAGGTTTTAATTGTATCACATCGTTTTTATAGTTGTCAACTTTGGGTCTATCCCTGAAAGTATGAATCTCAACTATAAGGTTTTGGTGTTTTGGAGTATGTGATATTGCTCCAAAAATCGCACCACAAACGGCATCTGCCAAGTCCTTAGACTTTTTACGTGGGTGATCCACCTTATCATTTTTCATGATTTTTAGTTCTGTTAACTCTTCGAACAAAAGTTCGATTGCAGGCATTACCAGTCTTTCTTCGTAAACCAGCATTGCCATATCCTCATAATGTTTCTTAGCAACAGAAACAGTATCAGTTCTCATTCCAACTGACTGCAACTCATTTTGAATATCAAAAGATTGCCAACGGTCAAAAGAAACTAAACCAATATTGAAACCAAGTCTTCGTAGGTTTTGGATCCACTGTTTAACTTCAGATAGATTTACTGGACCTTCTGTTTTTGGTTCCCACCATGCAACGGCATCAACAACAACTATTGGAGATACCTGCTGGTAATCTTTAAGTACTTGTACGTTTACCCACTTCTCTACGTGTGCAATTGCTACCGCACATTTGTCATGCTTTTGTGCAAGGTCAGCATGTACATAGTAGGTCTTATTTGGGTCTGGTGTAAAAGTTTCTTCAAATCTTCTAAATTGATCTAACGGATTTCGAATGCTCATGCAATTTCTTACTTTGTCTGCTTGCTTAAAAAATGCGTCAGATGCAAATGTAGGGACACAAGCAAAGCGTTGCATAGCATCACCCATGTCAGTAAGAAATGCAATTTTAAAATCATCAATCTTTCTTGTTGGATTTACTTCCCATGTTGGTCGCTTAAGAGCAAATACTCCAGGATATTTGTATGAAAGGATGTGGTCTTCATCCCAAGTAATATCAAAATAGTTTTCTGGATCATCTTCTGGGAGTATTGGATTAATTATAAATCTATGTGCTTTTGTTACCGTTTCTTTTTCTGCAACAACTGCATCATATCTATCTGAAATAAAGTCACCTTGATAACGTGGAAATGAAAGTAATGCAACTTTGCCAAGATCAGGGAAACGAGAATCTACGGAAGCACGGAATGCCTTATAAATATTATCTGCAGTCTTTCCTTGATCATTACCAGTACCAATTTCCTGAGCAAAACCAGAAATCTCATCAAGAACTGCCATCATAAGGTTCAAACCCTCATGCGATTCACGTTCTGAGTGACCAGAATAAACAGTAATTGATTTATCAAATTCAATTGAGTCTGCCTTAGCATTAAACTTTCCTGCAAACCACGGAGATTTTTCAATCTTAGTTTTAAATCCTTTAAAGAACACGTTCTTTGCTTGTTGAGCGTTAATAGCAACGTTAATAATATCTATAGCATCTCCAGAAGGTTTACCATAGTACCGTGCTGGATCTTTCAAACATAATAACTTATAAACAGTATATGCACAACCAACTGTAGAGGTAAAGTCTTTTCCAGAACCCTTTCCTAACTGAAGGATAATTTCATTCTTTGTGTATTTTTCATAGTACCTTGAGCCTTCTTCTTCACCCATAATATTGATAAGGTCTTCTTTTTTATAAATTTGGCTCATTGCTTGCACAATGTCATATTGAATATCTGATAAACCTGGTTGTCCAAGGTAGTCTGGTGATTCAACAAATGTTTTTGCATCTACTGGTCTTTCTTCAAAGTGATCATCCTGTAGTGCTAAAAAGAAATCATCGAACTTCATTTACCACCGTTATAACTTCATTATCTTTTGCAATTGAAGATAGTCTACGCATAATGTCATCACGGATTTCAGGATACTCAGCAGCAACGTCTTTTAGAATATTTACTAAAATCTCTTGACGCCTTTCAATTTCAACCATCTCTTCTGCTAATTCTTTATTTTCTAAAAGACCAGCCTTCTGTAGCATATCAATACGCTTTGACTCAATGTCCATAACAAGTTTAATAGCAGCGGTCTTTGCACTAAGATTATTAGTCATGCTTGCTTCATCAATTACTTCATATGACTTTGCAATAAGTTTACTGTAGTGTGTATCTGCTCCTGCTAATGCTTCTTTTGCACGAGCACGAATCGCAGCATTATCTGAGGCCATAACCTTCCACTCATCAATATATGCAACTACACGAGTACGTGGTATAGCCAAGTCTTTAGATATTTGTGTTGGATCATTACCTTTTAGGTATTCGCTAACTACCGAATTAACTTGATCTAAATGCTTTACTAAATCTTCTTCAGCCGTCATTCTTAATCCTCTTCATATAACTATTATACATTGAGTCAGCCCAAACCGTGTGAAACGCTGTTCCATAGTGAACCCCATCTCGTGCCGTAAGCGTGAACTTATCTTCAGGGTGATTCTGTGCATATTCTGCAATTTTGATATCGTCATAAATATCAATATAATATTCTAAATCTTCATACATATCAAAATGAGATTTTTTATCCCACGTTCCATATGTTAAAACTATGTGATTAGATTTACAATATTTTTCTAACATAAACAAATATTGATATTCTAGTAAGGGAATTGTTTGCCATAATTCATATGTAGCATCTTCTGGTTCGTAAACATTAAAGTAAACATACTTATCTGATTTTTTATCAAAAGATACAAATCTTCGTGAAACTGGAAAATTAATAAAGATTGCATCTGGCTTTCCATACGTTTCTATATACTTAAATATGTGAAAAATAATATAAGTAATACCTTGACCAGGTGTGCCTATATTAAAAAATCCAGAAACCTTTGTGTCTTTTTTAATTCTATCATAGAGTTGTTTGGCCCAGATTTCATGTTCTTCTAATCCATCACCGTAAGTATTTGAGCATCCAGAAAACAAAATATGTAGTCCATCATGCTCCTTTAAAAAATCATCTGATCTGTAACCATCATCATTTAGCCTAATTGCCTTATTATGTAAAAATGGATGTCTGGTTATTTTGGGAAAATCTTTTCTAAAAGCATAACTTACAGTACGTAAATTATTGTTTGGATCAACATCTCCTTTTTGAAACTTAAACATTTTTTAGTCTTTCAATCTCATCTTTAATATAAAAAATAGCCTTTTCTAAATCCTCAATATGCTTATCTTCATTCTTTAGTCCTGCTCTCCAAAGATACTTGATTGCATTACCAATATTAAAGTTCCTATGACGTGTAATTTGGATGCACTCAACACCTGATGGATCTCCAGTATAGTGTGTTGGGTGGTTTACTTGATCTACTGTAATATTAAATTTCTCTGTCATCGCTTACTCTTTCTTAGTCCAAATTTTGCAAGATATACATAAATAGTTTCTAGACTTGCCCCACACTCTTTAGCAATGTCTTGTGGAGTTTTCTTATCCATAAGAAATCTTTTACGTAACCAAGCCTCGTTTGTATATAGTTTAGCAGCCATAATGTTATTTGTCAACCTTCTTCTCTACTGGATCCATCCTATCCCAATACCCTCCGTGATTGCCAACATATACCTTGCCAGTCTCTCTATCTATTAGCAACCATTTTTCTGGACAGTGAGTTATCACAGTTAAAGTTACATTTTCTTCATACTCTTTAAAGTTAGCAGGTTCTCTTGTCGACATTATATTGCCTTCTCCCAGTTATTTAATGCCCAATGCCCAATACCGCAAGAGTCTGCAACATCGTAATCATCAATAGTTTTATCATAAATAACTTCTACTAACTTTGCAGTTCTCTTTTTTCTAAACTCTCGTTCAAAGTTTTTATACCAGGAGTCTGACTTCCCAGGGTTTTGTCTTCTAATCAATAACTGTTCTTCTTTTGTCAATCTTTTATTACCGAGGTAATTCTGCCAGGTAATTGGAGAAACCTTTCCAACATTAACGACACCAGCAAGACCAGCAGCACCAATAATTGCTCCCTGAACAAGTGCTAAGTCAGCAGCAGTCTTTGGGCTATTCATAAACACTGTATGCTCAATAACAATTGAATCTGTGTTTAGGAATAAAGGATGCTTAAAAAATGCTTGTACCTTCTTTGAGGTATCTATACATTTTTGATAAATATCATTGCCTTCAAACTTAATCTTACCCACCAACTCAATTTCTCCAAATGAAAACAAGGCAAATGCAAGACTAGTAGTGCTTGCATCTATAGCAACAAATTTTGCTGGCCTAGTTGTCATTTTGTATTTCCTTTAATTTGTTTTAGTGCTTTAAGTACTTCTGTTGGATTGACGTTACACTTAATACATAACGGATCATCGTTATATATGGATAGTGGAGCATCGCATGATTTACACTTACGCTCCTTA